CGGTAATTGGACTCTTGACGATCTTGATAGACTTGGTAATTTAGATACATTTACCATATCGTTTGATGATCCTGTATGGAATACGCTGTGCGTTAAGTTCCCCTCTGCATCTATTGCAGCAGATGCCACAGTTATTGCGGATGGTGTTCGTCAACGCACAGGTGAGGCACTTGTTACAGCAGATGCTTCTGTTGTTGCAGCAGGACAAAGAACAAGAAATGCTAATGCAGATATAACAGCAGATGCAACAATAGTCGCTGATGGTTCTGCCATTAGAGACGGAGCAGCAAGCATTACTGCTGATGCTACAGTTAGTGCAGAAGCAATTGGGGTATTTGTCGGAGAAGGGTTAATCAATGCAACTGCAACAGTTGATGCGACAGGAAATGTAGTTTCAGGATCAGCATCTGCTAGTATTACTGTAGAAGCAAGTGTGGTAAGTATAGGCATTAGAGTTAGAACAGGTGATGCGACAATTACAGGCAATGCAAGTGCAGAGTGTGATGCTATTCGAGTTAGAACATCTGTTGCAGAAATAGCAGGAACAGCCACAGTAACAGGTAATGGCAATGCACAGTATGCTGGTGAAGGCATCATTATTGCTAATGCTAATGTAGATGCACAAGCACAAGCCATTTACTCTGCAAGCGGTGTTATCGTAGCAAATGGAACAGTAGTAGCAAGTGGCAATGTATTAGGTGATGAGTGGACAGAAGAAAACATTGGTTCAGCAACCTATACTTTAGCAACTGGCGGTACAGGTACATGGACATTAGAAACTATTGGTTCTGCAACATGGACACCAACAAGCATAGACTCAAGCACTTGGACAGATAAGAATATTGGAACTTCTACATGGCAATAAGTCGAATCACATTCGGAGAGTGGACTCCTGACCAACCAAGCATCACCAATGGTCTCAGGAGAGCAGAGAATGTTTACTCTAAAATGGTAGGCTATGGTGCTTTGCCTACAGTAGTAGATTACTCGGCATCTGCATCTGAAAACCTAAACAATGTTGTTGCAGGCAAAACAACGGCAGGAGCTACAACTGTATTTGCTGGTGGCTCTACAAAGTTATTTAAGTTAGATTCTGGCGATTTGTCTTTAGACAATGTGTCTAAATCAGGAAACTATACAACTCCTACAGATCAGCGTTTTAGATTCACCCAATTTGGTAATGTAATTGTTGCAGCTAATGGTTTTGATAAATTACAGGGATTTAACTTAAACAGTTCTTCTTTGTTTGCAAACCTTGCAGCAGACGCACCAGAAGCCAGATATGTAACAGTAGTAAGAGACTTTGTAGTATCAGGCTATCAATCTAGTTATCCAAACAGAGTTCAATGGTCAGCATTGGGAGACGAGTCCTCTTGGACAGCATCAGCAACAACTCAAGCAGACTTTCAGGATATTCCAGACGGAGGTTCTGTAGTCGGTGTTACAGGCGGTGAGTATGGTCTTATATTAATGGATCGTTCTATACATCGCATGGTATATGTTGGCAGCCCTTTAGTGTTTCAGTTTGACAACATTAGTAGAAACTTAGGGTGCTATGAGGCAAACACAGTTATACAGTATGGCGGTACTACATTCTTCTTAGGCGATGATGGTTTTTATGCCTGCGATGGACAAAATGTAGTTCCAATAGGTAACGAGAAAGTAAACAGGTTCTTTTTTGATAATGTAGATGAAGGTACTTTATACCTTATGTCTGCTGCGGTAGACCCAACTAAGAAGTTAATTATTTGGGCATACGCATCCAATAGCTCTGCTACTGTAGACAGTCTTTTAATCTACAACTATCAAACTCAGCGTTGGACTAGCGGAACAACTACAGCAGATAGAATTGCATCTACATCTACCCCTGCGGTTACATTAGAAGGCTTAGATGTCTATGGAAATGTAGACACAATTACAACCTCATTTGACAGCAGACTTTGGTTAGGTGGCAAGTTACAGTTAGCTGGTGTAAATGCAGCAAAGATTGTTACATTTACAGGTGCTAATGCAACAGCGTTTTTAGAAACAGGCGATATCGAAACACCAGGCACAACCTCATCAATTACATTAGTAAAACCTACTGTAGAAAATGGCTCTGGTAGCGTGGCTTTGCTATCTCGCAGACTTTTAACAGAGTCCACAGTATTTGGTACACAAACAGCAGCAGATGCAGAAAATAGAGTCTCTGTGCGTGGTGTTGGAAGGTATCATCGTCTACAATTAACACCTACAGGTAGTTGGACTTCTGTAGTTGGTGTAGATGTTGAGTTAAACCAATTGGGAACTAGATAATGTTTCGAGTTTTACCTCCGTTTGGATCAGACCAAAGGGGTGTTGCCGAAGTAGTCAATGGGATTATGAACGGCAAGACCAACAATACAGGGTCGGTAACTCTAGCGACAGGAAATGTAACAACGACAACCATTACAGATGCTCGTATTGGTATAGATTCTATAATTTTGTTAGCTCCTAGTTCGGCTGCTGCTTTTGCTGATACTGCACCTTATGGAGCTTTTCAAAGTCTAGTAGACCAAACTATTGCAAGCACTACTACTGCTAATGCAATGACACTAGACACAACAGACTATACAAACGGAGTCTATTTATCTAATAGCTCTAGAATGAATGTTAGAAATGCTGGTATATACAATTTTCAATGGTCTGGACAGTTTGAGAATACAGATAGTGCAGATCATAATGTTTATGTTTGGTTAAGAAAAAATGGTACAAATGTAGTTGCATCAAATGGACTTGTTGCAGTACCCAGTAAGCATGGTGCTGTTGATGGTCATACTATTGCTGGATGGAATTTCTTTATAGAGTTGGCTGTAAACGATTACATAGAGTTGTATTGGTCAGCAGATAGCACAGCAGTTTCTCTACAATTTTATGCAGCAGGATCAAGCCCTACAAAGCCATCTACTGCATCTCTTATAACAACAATGCAATATGTAGCTCCTAATGCAATGGACAATGTTTATGTCAGCGCACAAACGAATGGAAGCGCAACACTTACGCATTTTTCTAATAACACAGCAAGCAAAACTTATAAATACATCATCGTAGGATAAAACTATGGCAACAACTACACAAACCTCGTCAGTAGATCCAGCATTATTGCCCTACCTTACCCAAGGTTTAGAGAGGGCGCAGAGTCTATTTCTTACAGGTACGCAACCAGAGTTCTATCCTGGTCAAACTTATGTAAGCCCATCGGTTGCGACTACCGAGGCTCTTGCAGAGCAAGAAAAATTGGCACGAGCAGCAAGTCCACTTTTAACTCAAGCACAACAGGCTTATACATCATCTTTAGGTCAGATCGGTCAAACGGCTGGTGGTGGGTTCTTAAATGCGAATCCTTATCAACAAGCGATGATGGAGGCAGCTACTCGCCCACTAACCCAACAATTTAGCCAATCAGTATTGCCAGGCATATCAAGCCTTTACAGCAAGTCTGGTCGTTTGGGTAGCGGTAGCATGGAAAGAGCATTAGGAACGGCTACAGAGGCTTATGGGCGGTCTCTAGGGGATATTACAGCCAATATCGCAGGATCACAGTACCAACAAGAAAGAGGACTGCAACAACAGGCTCAGTTGCAACAGGCTCAGTTGGCTGGTCTAGCACCTCAGTTCTATGGTCAACAATTCCTGCCTTCTCAAGCACTAGGTCAAGTTGGCGCACAACAAGAAGCAATCTCTGCACAACCTCTACAAGAGGAATTGGCTCGTTACCAGTTTGGACAACAGTTACCCTATCAGCAATTACAAGGCTATCTGTCATCGGTCTATGGCACTCCATTAGGAAGCTATGGCACACAGACAACTAGCGCACCTACCTATCAGAATCGTGGTGCAGGAGTCCTTGGCGGTGGTATAGCTGGCGGTCTAGGCGGTTACGCATTAGGTCAAGCGTTCCCTGCTATCGGTGGTACTTATGGCGCATTAGGCGGTGCAGCACTTGGTGGATTATTAGGCGGTGGATTCTTCTAATATGAATAACATTAAAAAATCTGCAAAAAATTTAAAAAAGTATGGAAGAAAAGGGGATACATTATTAGCCCACATTACTCCAGCAGAAGCAAATTTACTTAAAAACCTTGGCGGTTCTGGCACAATTAATCCAATAACAGGGTTACCAGAATTTTTTGGTGGGTTTGGTGGGTTTGGTGGATTTTTTAGTGGTATTACAGACCCAATATCAGATATATTAGGTACATCAGGCGGTGGCGGTGGCATCCTTGGCGGTGCAGAAGATTTAGTTCAAGGTGCAGGTAATGTTTTGGCAGAAAGCGATAAGTTTGTTAACGAACAGATACCTGGCGGTTATATTTTGCCAGCAGCAATACTTGCCACAATTGCATCAGGAGGATCAGCAGCACCATTATTAGGTGAAGCAGCATTTACTGGAGCAACAGAAACAGGACTTGCAACTCTTGCAGCAGAAGGCGTAGCTGCTGATACAGTAGGCGCAGCATTATTATCGGGCGCAACAGAGGCAGCAGCAGCCGAAGCAGCAACACAGGCATTACCATACACACTCGCAGCAGATGCCTCTAACCTAGCAGCTAGTGGATTTAATGAGGCTACTATTGCACAGAACCTAACAGCATCAGGTGTAGATTCTTTTGTTGCAGCAGATGCAGCTAATTTAGCAGCCCAAGGATTAAGTGAAGAAGCTATTGCACAGGTATTGTCTCAATCATATACAGCAGGAGAACTAGCAGGCACAGGTCTTACATCTAATGCTTTAGGCGCAGCATCTCAAGGAATAACTGCTGGTCAAGCATTACAAGGACTCAGAGCAGCAAGTGGTTTACTAGGTGGTAGACAACAACCACAGCAACAACAGATGCCACAAATGCAGATGGGCGGTAGAACACAGATGCCACAAGGCAATGTTGATTACTCAGGTTTATACAATTTATTAGCTCTACAAAGAGCAAGAAATCCAAATTCTTTACTAGGATAAAACATGGCAATTGATCTATCTACTTTATTCGGTCAGCAACCAGACTACTCGCAACTTCTTAGTCCTGCCGAGCAACAGCGTATGCAGTCTAACGCAGGACAACAAGCCTTGTTAAATTCTGCTATTGCTTTGTTAGGACAGTCTGGACAAACAAGACAACCTATAAGCACAGGACAGTTATTTGGTAGCGCATTAGGCGCAGGCATGGAAGGCTATAACCAATCGTTTGACAGAACGCTAAAGCAGATGATTACTGGTATGCAATTAGAGGACTTTAAGCGAAAGCGTCAAGCACAAGAAATGGCTAGGGGAGCAATTACACAGACTCCTGTACCTATTCCTATGGCTACGGGTGAAGGATCACAGCTAGAGATGTTATCTCGACCTGAGTTTGGTGGAGATATGGCAATGGCAGAAACAGTTGGTGCTTTAAGAGGAAATTTACCAACAAAAACATCTGTAGATATTAATAAACTTATTCAAGCAATTGCTATAGAAAGCCCAATAGAGGCTGCTAAGTTAATGTCTAAAGAGCCAAAAGAATCATTTAGACCTTTATCAGCAGAAGAAAAGAAACAACTTGGATTACCAAAAGACCAATCATTCCAAGTTAGTTCATCTGGAAAAATAGATCAAGTTAGCAAAGGCGAGTTAGTTAGAAACATTATTGGTGGAGAAGAAGGTGCGTTTGTTAAAAAATCTCAAGAAA